GCATAGGTTAACCCCTCTTTATCTTTGATCCTGCGTAGCTCATTATCGATAATGGGATCTTTATCGACAAAAGTATACGAGCGGTAGAACATACCGCCGTTACCGCTTTTTCTACTTTTAATAGTCATGTTCTGCCACCATTGATTGTTTGATAGCCTTGGGCGTGGCAATATACTTCGCGTTGCGCGAAGTACCCACTGACTTGATTAAGCCAGCAACTCGAAGTTTATAGACTTGTCCGGGTAAGGACTTGGGGGAATACCCGCTCTGTGTCATCAATGCCTGGAGGCCAGCCATTGAGCAGCCTTCCCTGTGGGCAACTAGGAATGCTATGATGGTATAATGCATTCCAAGCCTTTTAACGGGAGGTGCCGGGAGGGCCAGCATTCCAGTAGGGCCGGTTACTTGAGCTCTAGGTTGCCTCGGTGCAGTTCCGAAGGCTTGAATATCAACTGCGATATTCTTCTCGGTTATGTATTCCAGTAAGTCCTTTGCATCGAGTTTGAAGGAAAAGTTGAAACTCTTTATTGGCATCATCACTCCTTTAGTGGGTTACAAAATACTATACCACACCCAACTAAGGATTGCAAAGTAGACTGCCTATCTCGTCGAAATTCCATCCACTCGGACCACCTTCCCAGACCCAACAATGGACTCCCTCTAATCCATTGTTATGAAGAGCTTCAGCTTGATCTCCTTTCATCAGCCATAATTGATCCTTCTTATCCCTGCCTGTACGACGGACAGCAATCCACGCATTGCCTCCATACCGGCAACGACGCATGAGCCATGCGACTTGGAAGGGTTTAACTTGAACGTAAAAGATATGAGTCTTCTTGTACTCAATCCATCCGCTTACACCGGTGGGAGTACAGAACTCAGAGTCAGGAATGCCACTTGCGCTGAAGGCTGTTTCTATAGACGTCCATTGCCATGACCTAAATCGGTTTCTAAAAATGCTTCTTAGGTCACCATCGCTAGGCATGGTTATGATGGATATAATGATCTAGTGTAAACTTAAGATCTGGCTCCAGTTTGGGTTGTCCCCGGAGCCATCTCATGTAGTCTATAGGAATATCCTTAAACTCTATTCCTCTATGCTTACCAAACCCGATAGTTTTTAACAGATTTGGTCCTTTTGTGATATCATGCAATTCAACCGGGGAGTGGTGCTCCAGCATTTTCTGCAAGATACCTACGGTGGTGGCGACATCATAAAGAGCCTGATGTGGTGACCTGTGTGTAATTCTAGTTGCCATGGATAGATCAGGCTTAACGCCGAGCCAGTATCGTAGAACTTGGTTGCTATGACCGGGTGCCTCAGGCCAGATATGTTTTGACACCCGGTACGTGCATATCCAAGGATTAGCCAACTCTGACAAGAACTGGCGATCAAAATCAGAATTATGAGCAACAAGGTACACATCAGGGCTAAGTTCGTGGAGAAGTTTCCCAACTGCTTGCTCCCTCGGTATAGCTCCTCGCTCAGCCTTTAGACAGTCTGCTTTAATATGATGGCTGGCTTGGGCTCGTGGATCAATAGGACCTTCGTACTGGATATAAGTTTCATAGGCTGACATAATCTTCCAGTTTGGTTCGGACAGAACCATCCAGGCTAGTTCCAGCATACTACCGCCGCGCTCCGGCAAATCGGAGGTCTCGGTGTCAACTACGATCAGGTTCATAGTAGTCACCTAAAAAAGTCCCCCGTTGCCATAGGAATCAACGGGGGCAGGTGAAGATGTAGATTAAGCCGCTGTCGTATTATCAGAAACCAGTTCCGGCCCCTTCTTCTTCTTCTTGGACTTCTTCTCCTTCGGCGGAGGAGCCTCCGGCACATCCACAACCGTATCCCCCACGTGAATCAGATTGCGATCAGGATCAGTGTCCCACCGAATGTCCGCCCAGACTTCACCTTCAGAGCGATTAAACGGCTCCTTGGTCATAGTATCAATATACTGCCGGATAGTCATACCAGTGTAATACTGGTTGAAACGATCAGCAGACTTACCGGACTTGGCGTTGGGCTTCAACACCGTAATGACCTTGTCATCTTCAAACTTGGGGAGACGCGGCCGAGCAGCCTTCGGCTCTCCCTCAACCTTTGCCTTCTTAACCTTGGGGGTCTTCTTCTTGCCCTCTACGGGTTCAGAGGTAGTATCATGCATTTCAGTCATTATGGCCTCCATTGTTTTACTCTCGCGCAATTTACTTAACACATCCAGCGACAAAAAGCAAGTATGAGCGACAAATTATTTTTTAAGATTGCCCCAACTATCACCCAACTTGATATCAGTTAGCATTGGGATCGTTATAACCGGCATTGCTTCCTCCATTATCTTGGCACAAATTCGCGCGTCCTCTGGTCGTGCAAAGCTAAATCCGAGTTCATCATGAATCTGTAACAGTGGTTGATATCCTGCTTGATGAATTAGAACCATAGCTTTCTTGATTTGTCTAGCGGCACTGCCTTGGATAATACGATTGAATGCTTTGTGCGTAAAGGATCGCTTCATACGCTCACTGAACCATGGATGATCAGGATTTCTCTTACGAGCTTCTGCTTCCTCCCCATTACATGGATAGATATCAGTAGCTTTAGGATTTCTCTCTTTATAATCTTTCTCCTTAGCAAAGTCTCTGTATACCGGTTCCCATATATTGAAATGATTACGTGCTCCATCCAACATTTCTATGTATCCATGTTCAGAAGCAAAGTCTCTATACCAATTTGATACCTCACGAACAAACGGTAATTCTTTGTAGTACAGTTCCATCACCTGCCTTGCTTCTTCTTCACCCATACCTGTCATCATTGAAAACTTCTTCACACCGGCTCCATAGCTGGTCGCAAAGTTTACATCCTTAGCTCGACGACGTTCTAGCCGAGTGATTTCAGCCACATAGCTATGAAAATCTGTGTTGGGATTATTACGGTATTGGTCTGCTGCCTTCTTGGCTCCTTTACATCTTTGCAGTTCGGCATGGTATACTATGAGACGATACTCTTGCTGCTGGTAGTCTATACTGCCCCAGATTTCTCCATCTTCAGGTATAAAGCAAGATCGGATAAGTGAAGCATACTCTTCATCCCGGCTAGGCATTTGCTGAAGAGGTGGATCCGCATAACTAAACCGGTGGGACCGAGCTCCTCCTTGTTCACTGCGGAACTGATTAACAGATGGATAAACCCTATTTTTATGATGGTAGCTTAGAATAAATTTATTTAGAAACTTATCTGCTAGATCATATTGGCTTTTGATTCTTTGACAGGTAGGAGGAAACCAATGATCAGGATATGTAGACATAAAATTCTTTTCAAAACTGGCATCACCTTTTGCAGATGGAGGGTAACTCAAACCCATATTATCAAAGTGCTCTTTCAGCCAGCGATTACGACGCAATTCATCAATAGAAACTCTTTCTTTAAGTCTTTTACTAAGTTCAGCTAACTCTATTTCACATTTTTTAAAGATTTGCTCAGATAATTGAGCAGTTCTTTCTGTATTAACACGAATACCACGTTGTTTCATCTTTAATGTGATTGGCATTAAGTCACGTTCAACTTGATATGCGTTGTTTAGATTCTCTGCTGTAAGGAGAGGTCGTAGCTTCTGCGACAATTTAAGAGTTGCCACTGCGTCTTGTTCAGCATATGGACCTACGAAACTAGCCGGTAGCTCATGCAACTTACCCTTTCCACTCTTACCCAATGCTAGATTTAATAGCGTTTCATCTTTGCCGGGGAGACGTTGCCATTTGCAGAGTTCATCCAACTTAAATGATGGACGGTTTTCATCGATCATAGATGCCATCGCCACCGTATCATCTAATAGTTGGGGAGGAGGTATATCAAATACCGCTTGAATCCAACCCCAGTCATAGGAGAAATTATGAAAGATAAACCGTATGTGTTTTTGTGATGCTAAATAATAGAGCCAACTTTCTACAGCATGGTGTTGAAAGCAATTAGTCTCACGATGACGGATTGGTATATAAATAGATTGATCTCGCCATGCGGCTGAGATGCCGCAGATGAAACCGGTGTTAGAATTAGTCTTTTCGTATTGGTAAAATCCTGGTCCTTTATCCTTGGCTAATAGATCATCACGAGTTTCAATATCAATAGCAATCTCGGTCTCAAGCGACAAGTCTGGTAAGCTTGTCGGTGGGACCCAATCAGTCTTTATTGGTGGTATCTTTAAGGGAGCACGCTGCTCAGGTAGAACTTCAAATAAAACGTTCTGGTTTGGGGAAGGTTGTCGCTTGCTTGCCATACCGGGCACCTGCTTTTAGATAGGCCTCCTGGACCGCAGCGCGGCCCGCTGGATAACTCTTAGGGGGGTGGCTGGTAGGGTGGTGCCACCCCATGTCGCACCCTATCCAGCGGCCTTTTAAATTGGCTCTTGCCTTGCATGATGTCCTCCATCTTCTGGTGTCCCCGGACGGTCATTTGCCTGCTCCATCATAGCACCGAGCAGACTACGAGCTTCGTATAATTCTTCGAGTGCTTCATACACACATAAGATTTCGATGAACTCCTGTTCGCGGGCATTTAATTCATTTGCTATGGTGAACTTGGCTACTTCCTCCATAACCCTCTCGTGACTCTGCATACGCGCAGATCCATAGATGGCATATACTTCTATTAGTTTATTAAGATAATGCAGAGCCTTTAGGAGATCTTTCACTCCGTCCTTCTTGCGCCACCGGGTCATATACTTGGTGATGTTTCCTTCCAGATACCCCATATCCGTAAAGACAACCAAATCCCAATGTTCATATGCAGTCTTATAGTGGGTCCCTCCGACTTGGTTCTGATTTGCCGTTGGCATGAAACTTCTCCCAAGATTTAAACCACCACCACTCCACCTCATCATAAGAGGCTTCGTTAGGATGACACTGTTCGAAGAAGAGCAGAAGCCTCCTTATAACATATTGTGCAAGTCTTTGGCAAGGTTGACTTTTATAGACTGCTTCCAGACACCGATTGGCAATGATATATCCGTGATGATTACCAAGATTCATTTGGTCCAGACCAAACTCAGCCATTTCAATAAGTTCTATATGCTTAAAGAGCTTTGTATCTTGTTCTGATAGGACTATTTGTTTGAATGAATGCCAATGCTCCATTTGGGCGGCTTGAGATTTGAGTTCCAAAAGGTCCATTTCTTCTTTGAGCCTAGGATTATTTCTCTTCACCGGGTACGGAATATCACCGGTAGCATGTTCACCTATATCATGAAAAATAATATGATAGACCATATGTGGATCCATCTTGTCCACAACGCAAAGATAGATGCGCAGAAGTTGCCAGCAATGCTCAGCAATATTCTGCTCTTTAATAGTCGGCCATGTATGATATCTGCGAACTTGTCCAGCTAGCCGAGTATCTAGCCTTACACTGTCATCTTCCATTGCGCCGCTCCAGCCATTCCTTGCCAGCCTGCTTCCAATCATCTGCTGCCACTGTATCTATAATTTCAAGAGCATCATCCATCATGCTATTCTTATATAAACAATGAGACAATGCCATTCGCATAACTACTTGACCTAGAAATGGATTATGAAATGTTCCTTTGAAGTCACGATAGTTACCTTCATGCATTTCATCAATAAATTTCATAAGCTTGGCTAGCTCATCGTCAAATTGATTAGAGTATTTCATAAGTGGCATGGTAGCCTGATATGGTTCAGGTAAGCTTTCTTCGATTAGATTATTAGGGTCACGCTTGGACATCTTATCATACATATCTGTATACATATGAAGGTTATTGGTCACCTGCCAATATTGTCCCATCGGGAGACCAATCCTACCAGCTAGATACTCTTGCAAGATGCTGAAGTGTACAGCATTCGCACCACAACATCCCCATATCAAATCATTTGACCGGTTATATACAGTCATATTCAGAAATTGATTTTGAATTCGAAATACAGCAGTAAGATTGCAAGGTTTACTAGAATAAGCTCTAAGGTCATCTCGGCCCGCACCCCACATTTGAAGCACAGCCTGCCGAGTGTATGGATCTTTTCGTAACTGATTAACGATTTCATCCAGTTGGTCATAGCGATACCCATATCGCCAACGGTGTCCATAGGCATCCATTATGATACCATCTTTCCCAAACATCTTACTGAAGTCTTTAATGTAATACTCTAAGAAAGCAGTATCATCCCTCCCGGCTAACATCCACATAGATTCCATCAAATGGAAGAAAGGATTTGCATCCCTAACCGGGTTGAGGAGGACATGCTGTTTGGGATTTTCATAGTGGATGCACACTGGCTCTTGCGC